CTCACTGATGATCTCCGTGGTGAACTGAACAACCTCAACCGTGAACCTGTTGCAGTTGGTGGTGGTTACAGTGATGAAGATGAGGATGACGCTATGTCCTACTTCCAGAAACTGGCTGAAGAGTGAGTAAACCTCCCACCTTCTGGCGATGGTGGGCTAAATCGTTAGGTGAGAAACCTTCTAAGTGTGATCGTGAGTCTGATACCATTGCTGTCATTCGCACGATCATTTTTCTTACATATCTCATTACCAACATGTTCATTGTTGCTGGAGTAGTGAGACACTGGAACGATGTGCCGGCCACCAAAAACGCTACTTGTTTCCAAAAATAGCGGAAAAAAAATTCTGGGGCTTTTTGACCTGTCAGGGTCAGCCCCAGTTTTTTGTAGCCATATACTGCGCGGTATATGGCAAGTTATACGATTCTTGTATTTTCGGTCTTTTTTAATGAATTGTTGACATATTGAGAAGATCTTCCATATTTCATAATCGCATCAAAGTCTCTTAATACCTTATCTACGAACTCTGTTTTCACAAGATCAATTACACGCTTTTCGTTATTTTTTTGTACTTCCCATTCAAAATAAGATACAGACTTAATAGGTGACACCGTTCTAACTTGACCACCTTTTAAATAGTCTACTTTAAAGTTTTCATCTACAATCTGACCACCTTTTACAATCAACTGATTTGAAAAATCACGATATTCCGTGGTTTCGTAATGATGAATTTCTACCAGTTGTTGAGGAGTGTATTTGTCATTTAAGTAGATATTAAGATCATACTCAGTCATTGGCCAATCATTTTTAATGTCGATGATATTGTTAGCTGTCAACACCAACCAATCAAGACTTGCAGATCCGTAATATTTTTCTGCAACGTTATCTGGTCTTTCATCACCAATAACGTTGTATTTTGTGAAAAGAACGAAATTGCCAAAAAAGTCTTCTCTGATCTTTGTTCTGCGCCAAAGATTCTTGACACGAACCGTATCTCCACTACTCTGTCTATCGTTTAACAGAGATGGATAGTCTATTTCTGGAAGTTTTCTAAAATAGTTAGACATTAGAATGCTACGTCGTCTTCGTTACCAACGGTCAGATAGTCACTATCATATAGAGGAACAAGTTCGGAGAATGCTAAAGTAACAATGGTGGTGACTGGTTGACTGTCACCGTCATATGCTGCCCATCTACCAGCTTCACCTGTGTAGTCAACAGATACATTAGTTAGGGCACAAGTCTTGAACTTATTTAATCCCTTAATGTTGTTACCAATACCAGTTCCTATAGAACCTCTCTTTTTGTATTCGAGACGGAATACGTCTGGTGTTCCTAGAAGTAAGTTATCACCAGTTTCGTTGAATCCACCGAATGAGACACCTTTTTTGACTGCGGATCTCTCTTTCAGAGCTCTAATGATTTGACGAACTCTTGCAGATTCTGGTGCGCTTCTTGGTGTGAATCTAACAGTAAACTGGAATGTTCTAAGTGCAGGACCAGTGAACAATAGTTCAAGATTTGGGTTTTCAATAACTCCACCAAGACGTGTGATTGCTTGGTTGACATCAACATTGATACCTAAACCACTCAGAGCACCTGCTAATTTGTTTGCAGCAAATCTTCTTCTAATAAATTTGTTTTTGAGTGCGTTGAGTCCTGCACTACCAAGTCCTCCAAGTAAAGCTGCACCAGTTTCAAAACCATCTTGTAACGCACCTGCAGCTCCTTCTGCACCTGCAGCACCACCTTCACTTAATAAAGCACCTGCAACTGCTTGTGCAGCTTCGCCAGATGTACTGGTCATTTGCCCAGGACCCCAGTTCACACTGTTTTGATCCCGAATTGCATTGGGGATAGGGATTTGAATGATTTCTCTTGCTTTTTCTTGTCTTGCTGTTTGGCCTTGATTGGTGGCTGCTCCGATTGTTGGTAATCCACCTGCCTTATAACTAAAAATCCTAATCTGGAGATAGTCTTGTTCGTTTGTATCCATATCTATTGGATACTTGAGAACATCATTTCCACCAATTAATCTATCAGCAGTTCCTGGTGTTTCTAAACCAGGGACTGTTCTATTTGCTCCTTGGAAGGCATCAATCAAGTCTGATCCAAATTGTGCAGCACCCTCTGCGATTGTCTGTGTGTTACCAAAACCAGAAAGTAGAGTATCTGGTTGAAGTGGTGGTAGAGTTGCGTCACCTACTAGATCTACTCTTGCCTTTTGTAGGTTATTGATCGCGGTGTTGTTTGAGGCTCTTAATAGTGATGCTCCACCATTAGCTTCAATCAAGTCAGCGTTCCAACCTTCACCTTGGTTTGCTTCTGGGATATCCGTATAGCTTTTCAGTGAACTTGCGTCTTTAATTTGAAATAATGTAGTTCCTTCATTATTTTGAAATTCTTGATTAGTCGCTTTGATTACTGAGTATGTATCAGCAACTGCATCAACTTTGACGTAATATGTCGTTTGAGTGCCTGGGACTTTAAGTAAACCAGCACTTGAAATTTTTTCTTCTGCCATTACTTATCCCTCCATACTCTGTAGGATGGATACTCAACTCCATTTGGAGTGACAAATTTTTCTACGGGTAACAGTGACACGTCAGCCATCTCTGATTCTGGTACTCTCATCATGCCACCTTGTATCCCACCAAAGTAATACCTGTGTAAGGTTTTATTGGGTACAACTACACCATCTCCACTATTTAGAAGAGATAACGCAACACCTTGTCTTAGTTTAGGTGCCAAATAATGTAGGTTTGCTCCCAGAAAACCATCTGGGAAAGTATTAATTATGTATGTAACTGGGAACTGGTCATAATACTTCAGTCGATTGGGTTTTGTTGCGATGTAATTAAAGAAGTACATCTCCCCAGCTTCTGCTGGACCTGACTGATCTCTATCACTGTCTGGATCGTCATACTCAAAACCCTGATAGTTCTGAAGAACTTGTGCCAAGGTGCCACGATACCAATCGCGGCTGCGATTCTTATTACCTGTTTGAGATTTGACGATGGACGCGATACTCATTTAATACCTAGTTCTTTCTCAGTAAAGATCTTGAACTCCCAGAGACGATCATCACAAAATTCTTTACAAGCTTTCCATTTAGCTTGATTCGTACCCCATGTATAGACTTCATTGACCCAAGTCTTTGTTTTCTTGGGTGGATTGGGGTTTGGTTCTTTGCACTGTTTTGCGGGTTTGATCTCCACAACCATTCGGCGCATTTTGCCAGTTGCATCGATGTATTTGATGTAGAAATCTGGGAAGTACCTTCTTTTCTTTCCTGTCACTGGATCCTTGTATGGAACAAAAAACTCTTCACTACCCCATTCAAGAATATTTTCATTATCATCACAGTATTTCATGAATTTTCTTTCCCAAAGAGACCTATAAACCACGTTTGTGGGATCACCTTTATATTTCTTTGGATTGGAAGGCTTATACTTCCCCTTATAACTCATAAATAACTCTTAACTGGCTGATATCTATTTAGAACCCATGCCTTTCGGTCCAAGACGATATCGAATAGACGATATCCGTTCCAGATTTCAAACTGTTGCACTTGATAACACATATCAAGTGTATTTCGACATGAACTCTTACGTCGTTAATGCAGCTAAAGAAAGGGGAATTGATCAAAGATTTTTGACGGAAGATCTTGGATTATATGTTTCTGATGCTGTTCTCCCAGGATCAAGTTTCGGTGACATTGAAGTTGCTGGTGATCGTCAGGGTATTACTGAGAGAGTTGCATTTTCTAGAATCTATGATGATGTGACTTTCAGTTTCTATGTGGATAGAGACTATAAAGTCTTGAAGTTCTTTGAATCTTGGATTGAACTTGTGAATCCTTTGTCTGGATCACAGAGTAGAAACAGTCAAGTAATGAGACTGAATTATCCAGACACTTATAAGTGTGCGATGAAGATATACAAATTTAATAAAGATAGATTTAGTCGTGGACCACAAACACAGAATGAACTTGAGTTTGATTCTTTGAATAGAATTTCTATGATTGGTTATAACTTCTTCAGAGCCTGGCCATATTCTATTGCCTCTACACCTGTAAATTATAATGGATCAAATGTGTTACAATGCAATGTAACCTTTAGATATGATCGTTATATCGTGGATAATGTTACTATCAATAGAAGTTCTAATGTAAGTCCTGCTTCCATCTTAGAACAACAAAGACTCTTCGAACAGAACCTTCTTGAATCCACTGGTGGTGGTATTGCACTGACTGGTGCTGGAACTGCACAAGAACTTTTTGAGATCAATAATATTGGTGGAGCTTTTGGTGGTCCACAAGAAGGAAATACTCCTGAAGCTTTCCAAGGTAACTTCAATGTTGGAGTTGACATCGGATAATCGCTCTAAATAAATCACTGACTTCCTTATCATGCCTTTACCTACAATTTCAACCCCTACCCATGAACTGACTTTACCATCAACAGGAAAGACAGTTAAGTATAGACCTTTTTTAGTCAAAGAAGAGAAAATCCTTATTCTTGCGATTGAGAGTGGAGATCTCAAAGACATCACAAGAGCTATTAAGGATGTGCTGAAAAATTGCATTCTTACCAGAGGTATCAAGGTGGATTCACTTCCTACCTTTGATATTGAATATCTGTTCTTAAATATCCGTGCAAAGTCTGTTGGTGAAAGTGTTGATATTATTGTGACCTGTCCTGATGATGGTGTCACTGAGGTTCGCACACAGATCTATATTGATGAGATTGAAGTGAAGAAAAACAAGGATCATACCACTGACATCCAAATTGATGACAACTACACTCTGAGAATGAAGTATCCATCCTTGGAACAGTTCATCAGTGAGAACTTTAACTTCAAGGGTGATACTGATGATACCTTTGCTCTTGTAGCATCTTGCATTGATATGGTCTACAGTGAAGATGAAGCCTGGTCTGCTTCAGACTGTACCAAGAAAGAACTCATCACATTCATCGAACAGTTCAACTCTTCTCAATTTAGAGAGATTGAAAAGTTCTTTGATACTATGCCCAAACTTTCACACACTGTTGTTGTGAAAAATCCAAACACGGGTGTTGATAATGAAGTGACGTTAGAGGGACTGTCAAGTTTTTTCGCCTAAGTATGGCTCAGATGAGTGCTGAGTCATACTACGAACTTAATTTTTCGTTGATGCAGTACCATAAATACTCTTTGACGGAAATTGAAAACATGATGCCGTGGGAGAGAGACATCTATGTATCTCTTCTTAGAAACTATCTTGAAGCTGAGAAACTCAAACAACAACAAGAACACGGTCTCGGTTAATGGCAGTAGGATTAGGAGCGTTATTTAATAATATCTTGAAACTTGGCGTCAAGGAAGGCGCCAAGAAAAGTATAGCTAATAAACTGTTTGGTCAACCAGAACCTCAGGGTGATCAACTATTAGACATTGTAGAAGAAGAGAGAAGACAGAGAGCCCTAGAGTTTATCGGTGGTGGTGGTCCAAATTATTATCAAGATCCTGCTGATGATGCTCCTAACATCATGTTGCCTGAACCATTGGTTCAGACACCTACCAGTGATATTGTTCCACAACAAACTGTTATTCCTCAAATTATTGAGGCACCAAGATCTGCGGTTAGTCGTACTGTAGCTGGTATTGTAGAAGAGATTGATCGTATCAATGGGAATATTGCAGCAATCACGAGGGCAATGGCCGATAGTGCTGCTTTGGAGAAGAAATATCGTGATGAGATGATCAAGGATCGTGAGGAACTCCTTGCACAAAGAGGAAAATACAGATCACAAAGAAGAGCTACAAGAAGAAGAGCCACTGCAAGAGATTTCTTCAAACCACTTAGAAGATCTGCTGCAAGAGTTGGTGGTGGACTTCGCAACTTAGGAAACGCAGCCCTGATGGGACTGGGTATTGAAACTGCTGCATTTGTTGTCAAAGCCCTTGAGAAGTTCATGGGTGGTGGGGATCCAAATACAACACCAACTGCAAAAGGTGCTGATGACTTATTCAGTGCCATTTCTGGTGGTGAAGGTGGTATCAACTCATATAACACTGGAACTGCTGGAAGTCAGGCTGGATATACTCCACCAAGTCCAATTTCTGAAATGACCTTTGGTGACATCATGGATGCCCAGGATGCGGGGTCACTGTTTGCAGTTGGTAAGTATCAAATCACTCCTGATACCATGAAAGGTTTTGTGAGTGGTATGAACATCAAGAGAACTGATGTTTTCAATGAGGCCAATCAAGACAAGTTTAGAGAATATGTCGTAACTAAAAAGAGACCTAAGATTGGACAATACTTAGCTGGTTCTAAGAAGATTAGTAGAGATGAAGCTCTCTTAGAACTTGCTGCTGAGTTTGCATCTGTTGGTGTTCCTTATGACATGAAAC